ATACCTAATGAATTAAAGAGGATACTAGTGTAATGATAAAACTCCCTAGTGTGGTAAGCACTTGCAAAATAAGACGGAAACTGCCCAGCAAAGTTACCTTTATAATGCATACCGAGCAGTCCAAAAGCATTACTAAATATTGCACGATTACCTTGTGTTATTTCTGCTACTCCTGTCGTTACAGATGAGCGTAGACCCAATTCAGACCCTACCTGACCTAGATTTATCAGTTGCACTTGTGTACTATTGAAAGAACCCGTGGGGTCTATTCCATTTATAACCTTAGGGTTAATATACTTAAAATTTAGTAAGTCTTTACCATTTACAAAAAAGTTAGTCCTTGATATATTTATCCCTGACGTATCAAAAGGAATTGGTACGTACACATCATTAACAACATTAACAACAACCATATAGTTTGTTACTAGAGAGAAATTACCAGGAACCCCAAATTTATTATACTGGTAGCTAGGGGTAAAACTAAAAGACCACCCGTAGTTAGGAAATACATCAGACCACGCACCGTACGAAACCTGCCGCTGTATTCCAACTATGCCACCATCCCAGTAAGAAGTTCTAGCTAAGTACGACCCACCAGTATATATAGCTCCACCAGTAATAAAAAAATAGCCTTTATTAGTAGCCCCTAGGTCGGCTGCTATATTCCTATCAATAGAGAAAAAAGTATAGCCAGATGAGTACGAAGATGCAACTATAGGAACAACTTCATAGGTTAAATAAGGCAATGAGCTATGGAATACTGTACTGCTAAGAATACCAGTTTTCATAGAGTTCTGTTCAGTGTTACCGTATGTTAAGTGTAAAACACTAGTCCCGCCTGCGTCCTTACCTATATACAGACTCATCTTATATGTATCTCCCCAGCATTTAGGTCTACTTTCATTGTATAAGTACTAGCATTTCCTCCACTATTATACATTACACCAGCATTTACAGTACCAAGATTAGCACTAACAGCACTCAACGTAGTAACGCTAAGTTTATCAGCAGTAATTGTACTAGCTGCTATCTGGCTAGCTGTAATACTCCCAGTAGTTATCTTACCACCATCTATAGTAGTAGTATTACCTGCATTAATATCCGCTACTACCTCATTACTAGTAGCTCCGCCTACTTTCCAACCTGTTGCTGTATAGGTGTATAACTTATTACTTTCATCAGTTGCTACATAAGTACTGCCTAATACAGCTGATACAGGTCTAGCAGATAGTAATCCACTAGTATGTGTAGGTGTACCTGTCACACTACTAAAACTTACTACGCCATTGAAGGTTATTTGACCAGTAGTAGCATTCACACTAAATGGACTTTGTGCCGCTGCACTCTGACTAGCAGCCACCATCTTAAAGTTATCCGCCTTAATCCAGAACTCACTATTCCACAACGGATAGCTAGTTCCATCTACAGTAACATTAGTTCCTGTACTACCTGTTGACGTTAGGCCAAATCCGCTATTATATGCTTGACTACCAATTACTAGTGTACTATTATATGCGAATTTACTCTGTGCATCAACATTAGCCTCATGTACAGCTAATGACAATGAGTTATTAACCCCCGTTCCAGCCCAGTCACCCGTATTAACACCAGTAGTTAAGTTGGTAAACTCTTCAGCATGAGCAGCCAACGTCCCGCCTTGATTACTAACTGTAGTTTCCAATCCAGTCAACGCTGTACTATAGGTATCATCAAAACCATCTAACTGTGCAGTAAGCACGTCTATCTCAGTAGCTCTAGCACCACTTTCATTAGCTATCGCCTCTTGTACAGTACCTATCAATGCACCAATTTCACCGTCATTTATACTTGCTTGCAGTGCACTTGTAGTTATAGCCTGTGCTTCCGTAGGAGTTACTTTAGTACTAAGCAAAGCAATGATAGTAGCATCTGCGCCAGATAGAGTACTATTGAGTGTCTCTATCTTAGCATTAACCATCAACTCCAGTTCTTCGTAAGTAATTATCGCACTGGTATACGCATTCTTGGCCACATTCATAGCATCTATCAGATCTTCTAGCGACTCACTCAAGCCATTGATACCACTTATCTTAGCATCTAAACTTAGTGCATTAAGTGTATCAATATAGTCCATTAACCATTGAGGAGTATCATCAATTCTATTACCAATATAAATACTGTCGCCAACTACATTGAATTCTTTTCTAGTTACTACTAGCTCAATGTCCTCATCACCAGTACATACTTCGACATTAGGTGTAGTTAGTTCAAGAGGAGTAGTTTCAATTTCAGTTACTTGTAATTCAACATCCATAGTTACTCCACATACACTGCAGGTACTTTAGCTACAAATACTCCATTGTTCTTAGTACTGCAGTCAATTACCAATCTATAAGTAGGTCTTAAGTAGTATCTATCTTCCTTATCTCCACGCTCACTAACCAGCGCACTAACATCAGGAAATGTAAGTTTAATTTTACCACTAAGTGCACTCTCCACTGTAACAGGAATTGTCATAGTGACTTTACTATTATCTTCTAACTTGAACAACGACACTTCGAACGTATCTGCTACATCAATCAGCATAGGCTCGGTTGAGCCTTGTTGCTTTATAGTTAGCACAAACTCATTACTAAGTCCCTTATTAAGTACAAATCTATCGTTAGCACATGCCATCAATTATCCTTAAATTATCTATTAGAACCCTCCGTAGAGGGCTCTGTAGTTATTCTGCTCTCAAACTATCCTGATACGCAATCGAATATCGATTTCTAACTACTGTCTTACCTAGACCAGTTCTCTGATCTCTCGTATGCATAGGAATTCTAATTTCTTCTAGAACATTGATATACCCCTGAGCTAGCTCAACTGGCACGTTTAATGGAACTCTCACTGTACCTAGATCAAAGTAGTCATTACTACAATTAATACTAACTACTTGTGTCAAGTTATTCTCACGCTGGTCATTGTCTGTAATAACCACAATATGCGTTACAAGTGCTGCCGCTTTAGCTTCTTTAGCTCTTACACCGATAGGTCTATACCCTTTAGCGCTCTTAATCTCAGCAACTTCCGCTACTTTAACTGTTGGTGCTGGAGTACCATTCTCTAGTGCCGTGTAATGCTCTTCAATCTTAATCGCCAGTTTATCTGCACCGATATTTTTATTATACACAATACCTAACTGCTCTGCTTCTTCTCTTAACTCTTCTATCGTCTTTTCCATCTTGTCTAAGTCCTTTTTGGATTGTTTAGTTTTGTTAGAGGGCCCGTAGACCCTCAACTTACGCAGTATATCATCTACTCACTTAAGAAGGGCTTACGCCCCTCTCACTAGTTACCTACGAGTACGTCTACTCTTAATACCTTCTCAGGCTCAAGAATTAAACTTGCGTAGAAGAAGTTGTAACTGAAGAATCCAGTTGTACCATAAGGGTTTGTTGGAGAAATAGTTGAAGGATCTTCACTATTAAACTTGATCTTACTCATACCTTTAAGGCCTACAGTTGCAAACGCATCTTGTGTAGGGAAAAGGATAGGGTGAACGTCGAACTTAGCTCCAGAACCAATAGTTCCAGTGTACGCCAAACTACCTACATAGAGAGTAGGAACTGTTGCGCCTTTTTGCTTCTCATACAATGCAGCCTCAGCTTCTACGAATCTTACTTCGTGCATTGCACCAACTTCACCTTCAGCAAGTGTAGCTGCAGAAGCATACTTGTGAGCAGGAACATAAACAAACTCAGTCTCAGCGCCAGTACCACGAGTTAATGACTCAAGGTCAGCCTTAATTTCAGCATCAATAATTGCATAGAACGCAGGAGCTACTGTCTTAGTATCAATCTTAGTTGAACCAGACACCAACATTGTGTTTTTCTTCGCTCTATTTCTTACCAACTTACGAGTAGCTTTACGAATCAAGTCGTAGCTTACTTTCCACTCAGCATCTTCAGAACCATCAACCGCAAGTGCATTACCAAGAGTAGCCATAGATGTAGCAACACCCGCATACGCCTTAGTAGTTGTAGCAAGCAAGTCCAACTGTAACAAGTCTTCGTATCTACTATTAGCTAACTCACCTAATTCTTCACGGTATCTAACTTGCATCATGTCTTCAGAGAACAACGCTACTTCATCAGTATACTTGATCATCTCACCATATCTAGCAAGTGTAGTCTCTACAGTTACTTTTTGTAATGAACGCTCGTTAGTAGCACCAGCACCTTCAGTTAAACTAACACCAGAACCA